GGGGAACTGGAGAATGACGGCGCTCATGCCTGCGCCTCGACCAGGTCGGCGTTGCCGAGCTGCAGGGGACCGATGCGCATGCCGGTGCGGATGTGGTTGGCGCGCAGTTCGAGCGCGGCGCTGGAGCCCTTCATGGCGAGCTCGGCCCATTCGACGGGCGAGAGGTTGATCTCGACGGTGCCGAAGGAGATGGCGACGGTATCGGTGGCGTGCACGGCTTTGACCGTGACGGGACCGGAAGCGGTGAAGGCAGCGAAAGCCATGGAAGTCTCCGTGCCCCGGCCCGGATGGGCTGTTACTGGGGCGACGGAAGAAGATTAGTGGCGCTAATTCTATTCGTCAATAGGGGCGCTTATATTCCATGCCGGATTTTTTCTGAACATGGTCAGGGGGGCGTGTCTGGATCGCCGGGCCCTTACCGGCGCGAGGTGCGCTGGTAGAATTGGGCCTCAATGCAAGGCTAGGGACAGTCAGTGGAAACCATCTTCGGCAGTGTTTCGATCTTCGCAGTGCTCTTCTTGGCAGTGCTCTGCGTCCTTTGGATCCTGATTCCCTTCGCCATCTTCGGGATCAAGCCACTGCTCTCGGCGATCCTTGCGGAGCTGCGAAGGGCGAATGAGTTGAAGGCCCACGAGCTTTCCGTCCGCGGCGGCGTAGGTATACCCGTGCAAACGCCTGTTGAGGCTGACCGCCCGACGCTGAAGAACATCTTGGCGGAAGTGAAGCAGCCATAAAAAACCCCGCCGTAGCGGGGGTTTTTCAAGGATTCTTGACTGGCGCCTGGGTCGTGGAAGATGCCGGCGGGGGAGCCTGTTCCACCCGTTTGGCTGCTCTTTCTGGCTCCCTGGCGGCCGGTGCCGCGACGGCTATCTCTACTGCCGGAGCAGTAGGAACCTCGCGCTGTGACGTTTCCGAGCTGATATAGCTACGTACAAATGCACCAACGATGACGCCCAATAGGGCAAGCAGTCCGGTGAGAGTTCCAGCCAGCACCCAAACCTTCAAGGCTGAGATCTTGCCCTCGACGTCTCTGCTCTGATTGGCGAGGTCGATCCTGATGCCCGAAACTCCCTCACGAATCTGCTCCCGAAATTGAGCATTTTCAACTTGGGTTGATCCAATAAATCCTCGCAGCGTCTCGCGGAAAAGAGCGTTCTCAGCTTGGAAGCTTGCCATGGCAGTCTTCATCTCAGCTCGAGCCTCTGAATTTTCACGGCGCATCACTTCCAGCGTGGCAGCAACCTTTGCTTCGGAAGCAGCCATGTTCGCCTTGGACTCCTCTACGGACCGTTCGCTCATATCCTCATCATCGGGCTTCGGTGGTAGCTTTTCAATGATGACCTTCTTTGTGAACTGTTCCGTGAAGACGTTGAACCTTTTTTTAATATGATCAGGATCTGAGAAAAGAGCCTTAGGTGTCGTCATCCGTGGGTCCATCCGTGTTGTTCTCACTTGACTCTCCCTTGTCACCTACCCATAGGGATAACGTTGCCAGTGTATGAAGCTGAACATGCCCGCAATTTGGACACCACAGTCCAAAAACGGGAAGCGCTCGCGTATTTGGGTCTGGGTTGAACTCATAATCCCCGCCTTCCCCCTTCAGGGAGTCTCGAGTCGTAATGACCATCGCTGACTGATCCGCGGGTCCGGTCAACATGATGCTCTGAGGGGAATGACCGCACGCCAAGCATGCTTTCGTGCCAGTCTTCTCGTGCAGGAAGTCGATAGCGTCCTTACCAGTCAGCTCATGGCCGAATGCTGTAACTGTGTAGTCCGTGTAGCCTTTTTCACTGCTCATGTTTCAATCTGCCCATCCGCCAATCCAATGGACACGGCCAATGACCGTGATCGGGTGCCGCTTGGAGACCATAGGCTTGGGCTTGCGCCACTGGTGGTCGCCATGCGGGTTATCGCTTTGGAAATAGACGCCCGTGTCGAGCACCATGGCTCGCTTCACGAAGTACTCCGGGCGCGCCATGCCATCAACCTGGATCACGTACAGCAGGCCATCCGCGACGCGGGTATCTGACGTGTCGAACAGGATTGCGTCCCCGTCCTTGATGGTCGGCTCCATGCTGTCGCCCTTGCCGTAATAGACAGCCAGGTCGCGACCATAGATCCCGCGGCGACGCAGGCTGGTCTTCTTGAACTTGAGGCTATGCGTCTCCGCGTACTCGGCGGCTTCCGCGCCAGCGCCCAACCCTGCGGCCTGAGAGTACCCGACGACGTCATCCCAACCGTCGTCGGAGGGAGCGGGGGAGCTGTACTGCTGCTCGGGCAAATCGTTCCTGATATCGGTGTCCTCAATTCCTAGAGCCGCCGCGAACACCTTGAGAGTCCGGTAGTTCATAGGGATCTTGCCGTTGAGGTACTGGCTGACGGCGCCCTGGGTGATGCCCAGTTCGTGCGCCAGCTTCTCTTGGGTGATGCCGAGTGAACGCGCCTTCTCAGCCCACGCCGCTTTCAGCCGCGCTGCGGCGGCGATATCGGCTGGGGTTGGCTTCGCTTTGCGTGATGCTTCCATATGAGGAACGCTAATTAATGCGTTCATGATTTGCCAATAGCGGCACTATTGACCGATATATCAGCGGCACTCATAATCGAGTAATGGACATCCCCACTTACCGAAAAGAGAAGGGCCTGTCGCAGGCGGCATTCGCCGCTTTGCTGACGGAAACGGGCACGCCTGCCACCCAAGGTCTCGTCTCCCAGTGGGAGAAAGGCACCACTGCCATCAAGGCGGAGCGAGCAATCCAGATTGATCTCGCTACCGGCGGGGCCGTTAGCCGGTTCGAACTGCTGCCCGCAGTGTTCGGCCCGATGCCGGTCCAAACCGACCGGCAGGCCATCTCGGCCGAGGTCGATAGCCGTATGAGCAAGCGCGCGCTGCGTGCGAAGTTCGGTTTCAAGACCGACGCGCCGCTGGCGAAGCTGCTGAGGCTGCCGCTGGAGCAGGTCGAGGCCTGGTCGGAAGAGCAGGGCGTCCCGGCGCTTCCGCAGGTGCTGAGGCTGCTTGGCGTCCAGGAAGAGCAGCCGGCCGCCGAGGCCGCACCGAGCGACCCGGACGCAGACCGAATCATCAACGTGGAGGCTGCCTGAGATGCGCGCGCTGTCAGCCTCAGCAGCCAGCGCACGCGTGCGGTTCTTCAGGGCTGCGTTGGCTTGGAGCGCGCAGCAGGCCCGTCCGGAAAGTAGCTTTCCCACACCGGCTGAAGCTTCCGAAACGCCGCATTCGTGTCTTCCAGATAGTCCCCGTGACCAGCCATCTGAGTTGCGTTCTCTCGATAAAGCATCGAAAGGGCATGCGCCCAGGACTCCCGGAATGAAGCCGGATCGGGGTGCGACTCCATGAGAGCTCGTATGGCCGCCAACTGCAGTCTGTCTTGTGCATACGCCAACGCTTCGGGTGTTGGCAGTTTCTCTTCCGCTTCCATGTCGCCCTCCTTGCAGGCTGTGTTGTTCGCGCTTCCAGCGTAACGCAAGGAGGGCGGCGCCCTCGATCCCTGAGTAGTTGTTGTCCATGGCGCGAATCCTGCGCCACCCGGGCCAGCCCCGAAACCTTGAAACACCAGTCCTCCCAAGGTGAACCCATGACCTGCCGCACCTCCGCCCTCAACTGGATCGACGTCCTCTACAACTCCGTGCGCCGTACGCCCGGCGGCGTGGCCGACGCGGCCGCGTTCCTGGCTGATCGCCGCGGCAAGACCATGCACCCGGAGACG